CGAACATCAATACATCTACCTGTTCTCCCGTCTTCGCCGACTCGCCGACTCGCCCGTGCCGCTTCGAATGCGTTCCGGGACAAACCCTGGTGGTCCTGGTCACGAGTGGGTGCGTAAAAGGTGGGATTTGCCGAACGGTCCGCCCCCAGGGTCCGGACGGGTGTTCGTCCGCTCAACGCTCCGCGACAACCCGTTCCTGCGCCAAGACGAATACATCGAAGGGCTGAATCAGTTGGGTGACGTGACGAGGGCGCAACTCCTCGAAGGCGACTGGTCCGCAACCTCAACAGGCGGCTTCTTCCAGGCCGGCAACTTCCGTCTCTGCGAATGGGGCGAGGTTCCCCCCGCCACCGAGTTCGCAGCCATCGTCCGCTACTGGGACTTCGCCGCGACAGAACCAACCGATTTGAACCCCGACCCTGATTACACGGTGGGGTTGAAGATTGGGATAACCCTCACCGGCTCATCCGACCCGCTCCTCCCCGACTGGTATGTTTTCGACGTTGAACGGTTTCGCGGCAACCCCGGCACGGTCGAGGCCCGCATCAAAGCGACGGCGGAGCGGGACGGCAAGAATGTTGTGCAGTGGCTTGAACAGGAACGCGGATCGGCGGGCAAGCATCTGTTCCGTCACTATTCGGTGAATGTCCTACCCGACCGCACCGTCCGTCCCTTGTACGCTACGGGTACGAAGGAGGCGCGTGCGTCGATCGCTGCGGCACGGGCCAACGAGGGCCGCATTTTCCTCGTCGACGGCCCGTGGCGTGAGGACTTCATCGCCGAATGCGCCACCTTCCCGCTGGGCGGGCACGACGACCAGGTCGACGGCCTATCCAATGGCATCATTTCGTTGGAAAAGGAACGCCACTATTCGTCGCAGGGCCGCGTGTCGAAACGCGGTCGCGACATGAAACCGGTCAGGAGGACACGCAATGTTGAGGCTCGCAGACACATTGGATATTGAGATGTTGGAACATGTTGCTGCCAAATGGAAACAATATTGGTCTAATCGTAAAGCGGCGAAGACGCCCCTGCTTGACGATTATTCATTCGTGTACGCGTATCCCGCCGAGGTGCGCCGCATCGCCCGCAAACGCCGCCGCTGCACCCTGAACGGCCACATGTTCGCCCTCACCGAAATCATCGACGGCCACAACTACACTGTCACCTGCCAGCGATGCTTCCCGCATATCGACTCCCAACATGTCATCGTGTCCTACAATCCTTTCGAACGAAAGACTGACTGATGCTCACCATGCCGGACCCGAACGACCAGACCACACTTCGCGAAGCGATCCTGCGCGCCGAACTGCAAGCGCTGACGGAGGAAACGGTCGCGATGAACAAGTACCGCGACTACTTCGAAGGTGAACAGGCGCTCGTGTATTCGACCGCGATCTTCGAACAGGTCTTCGGCGAATCGTTCAAAGGGTTCAAAGACAACTGGTGCGAGGTCGTGGTGAATGCCACCAATTCCCGCGTCGAACTCACCGGCTTCAACTTCGACGACGACGACGACTTCTCCACCGCGAAGCAAATCTGGGACATTCTCCGCGCCAACGACATCGACGAGCAGCAGAAGGATCTCCACGAAGGCATCCTGGTCGAGGGCCGTGCCTTCGTCATCGTGTGGCCCGACCCGGAACTCGGCGCAACCGTCGACTGGCAGCCGGGCCAACTGTGCCGCGTCTTCTACGACCCTGATCGGCGCACCCGTCCCCTGTGGGCTGTGAAACGGTGGGCGACCGACTTCGGCGAGGTCCACATCACGTTCTACACGCCGGAATATGTCTACAAGTTCGTTGACAACGGGGCGAAGGACACAACCAACACGAGGTCGAGTTCCTCCGCTCTGACCGAGATCCCCGGCGTCGGATTCTTCGGCAACCTCACCGAACGGCAAGTCGAAGGCGAACCGTGGCCTTTGCCGAACCCTCTGGGCCGCGTCCCCGTCGTCGAGTTCAACAACACCTCGTATCGTTCCGAGATCAAGGGCACGATTCCGCAGCAGGACGCCCTCAACAAAACCCTCCTCGACATGATGGTCACTTCCGAGTTCTCCGCCTTCCCGCAGCGTGTCGTCGAAACGATGGCGTCGGAACCGTCGGGCGGCTGGGTGTCGTCACCGGGCGAAGTGTGGGCATTCCCGCCGTCGTTCGACGCCGACGGCAAACAGATCATGTCCCAGTTCAAGAACTTCGAAACGTCCGACCCGTCCGTGTATATGCGGCCGATCGAAATGTGGCTACAACACATGGCGTTGACGAGTTCAACCCCCGTCCGGTATTTCATGCAGGCGGACCGTGGCGGACGAGGCGACAGTCCAAGCGGCGATTCGCTGTTGGTGGACGACAAGCCCCTCAACGACAAGGTCGAGGAAAAGCAAACCCGTTGGGGGAACCGCTGGATGGAGGTTGCCCGTCTCGTCGCCGACGCTGCGAAAATCGAATCCGATCTTGTCGGCGAGGCCGTGTGGCGTGACCCGCGCCATGACTACCGCGTCGCGAAGATCGCTGAGGGTCAGGCTCTCGTCGACATGGGCGTTCCTGTCGAGTTCGCCGTCACGACGATCGGTCTCCAACCGGACGAACTGCAAACGGTCCTCGCCATGATTGAGAAGCAAAAGGCCGAGCAGGCTGCTGCCGAGGCCGCGCAACTCGCCGCCCAAACGCAGCCTTCCGCCGCTCCAACGAACGACACATAACCCCATTGCTTTACTTTTCGTTCACTTTTCTGGTATCTTCGCGCCTGTAGACGCATCAACCCAGGAGGTAGAACGGTGCAGTCCAACCACTTTACGTTGAGGGAACTCGCCCCGCACGCACTTTACGGTGCGGAGGGCGACGACGGATCAACGGACGACGAACCATCCCAGGAGGATGTGACCAGCGACGAACCGGTAGACAAGTTCTCGAAGGACTATGTCGAAAAGCTCCGCAAGGAAGCCGCCGATCGTCGAATCGCAGCGAAGACCGCCAATGAGGAACTTGAAACCCTCAAAGCGGAACTAGCGGCAATCAAGCAGGCCGAGATGAACGATCTGGAGAAGGCACAGTCGCAACTCGAATCGACGACGGAACAGATGGCAGCGCTGGAGGCCCGTGCGGCCGCCGCAGAAGCGAACCTGAAGTCCGTGAAGATCTCGAACGCAGTCACATTGGCGGCGATCGAGGCCGGTTTCGAAGACCCGACCGATGCCCTGTCCATGATCTCGCAGGACGACCTCGTCGACGACGAAGGTGAAATCTCGACCAAGACGGTGAAGGCCCGTTTGAAGGCTCTCGCCGACAAGAAGCCGTACCTGTTGAAAGCCCACAGGCCCGGTTCCGGCGACGGTGGATTCCGCGGCAAACCCGCAGACGAATCGTCGTTCGAAGCCAAACAGGCGGCGTATTTGAAAGAAATGACCACATCCGGGGGACGCATACCGGCCTAACGGTCGACCCGTCAGCCAAACCCTCTCCTGGGGAAAGAAACAAAATGAGACCAGACCAAGCACCCGAGGGCGGCAAGTTCCGTGCCACGGCTGCTGCTGCGCTTGATGGCACCGCCGGTGCCTGGGGCGACGCAGACATGCTGTGCGTACAGTTCGACGCTTCAGGTGAACTCGTTGTCTCCGCCGCAGGTGACAACTGCGACGGCGTCATCTGGACCAAAGAAGGCAGGAAGCCCCTGTCGGACGGTTCAGAAAACGAAGTGATCGGCGGGAAGAAATACACCGTCTTCACTTTCGCAGAGTTCGTCGAAGCCGAAATCGGATCTTCGCCGGCCCTGTCAGCAGGAGACGCCCTGTACGCGACCGCATCCGGCGATGTGAAAGCATCCGGTACCGCAGCGGCAGGGGACATCTACATCGGGACCGTCCTCAACGACGGCTCGCGTCTCCTCGTCAACGTCAACGGCCGTCCGGCCCACGCTTAGGAAGGAGCCAATAATGGGTAAGACCCTCATCACCCGCTCCTCCCTGGAGGCCGCGGTCAACGACCCGCTCGCACGACTCGTCGCCATCTTCGGTGACGAAAACGGGCATCGCCTGTTCGGTGCCGCCGAAGGTTCATCTCCGGCCGGTTTCCTGTCGCGCGACGACTACATCAGCACCGTTCCCGGTCAGCGGGGACTCACGCTCGACGGACAGAACGTCAACGAGATTTGGGCCAACATGCAGGCCATGTTGGGTGCCTTCAACTCGTCGAACGACGCCGTCGTCTCGCTGCTCTCGTTCACAACGGACAGGGCCAACGAGAAGGTCGGCGTGCCGATCAACCCCGGATTCCAGAAGGCGACCGAATACGGCCGTCCTTCGAAGATCCGCATGACGCAGATCGCTCGGGGATTCCCGATCGACCACTTCGACTTGGGCGACGGTTACACGCAGGAATACATCGACGAAGCGACCGGCGCACAGTTGATGGCTGTCCAGGCGACCGTTCTCAATTCGTGGACGACGCTCGAACGCGAAGTCGTCATGGAAGCAGTGTTCGGCAACACGAACTACACGGACAAGGACGGCATCAACGTCAAGCGTCTCTACAACGCTGACGGCGAAGTGCCGCCCACGATCAAGCGGTGGAGCCATTCGGGCACACACACCCACTATCTCGTCGACGCGTCGGCCGGTTCCGGCTTCGCGCAGGCAGATGTGGACACCATGTCCGAACATCTCATCCATCACGGATTCCGCGAGTTCGGCGATTCGACGTTCCTGCTGTTCGTGCATCGCACAGACCTGCCGACCGTCCGCGGTTTCGCAGACTTCATCCCTGCCGCCAGTGGCGAGCAGCCGAAGGAGTTCGCGAACAGCGGCGTCGTTGCCGGTTTGAAGCGCACCGAAGGAACCTCCGGTTTGAAGGTCGAAGGGTGGGTGAACGATTGGACTGTGATCCAGGCCAACGACTTCCCGTCCGGCTACCTGTTCGGAATGGTTTCCGGTGGGCCGCTCGACACCCGCAACGTTGTCGGTAAGCGTGTTCACGAGAACCCGTCGGCACGGGGCCTGCGCCTCGTCGAAGGCAACCGTCAGAACTATCCTCTCTACGACTCCGTCTATGACGGATATGTCGGAGCCGGGGTTGGTCAGCGCGGTGCCGCCGTCATCATGCAGGATGCGGCCTCGTACTCTGCACCGACGTTCGCCACCGGCGAGTAGGACCAAACGGACCATCCAACCAACTATGATTCCGGGGGCAGGGGCTGAAATCCCTGCCCCCGAGTCACATGCAGCCACATCCCAGGAGGATACGAATGGCGTTGACGAGAGAAGAAAAGGCCGAAATGGTGGCCCTGATACGCGAAGAACGCGCAGCGGGCCGACCGGAAGTCGCCATCCAAATCCAATACGCGTTGGACAAGGACATGGCGTTCGAAGACACGGAACGGTACGAGGCGCTTCCGCCGCAGCCGAAAGAGGGCGGGCCTGGGTCCAGTAAGAAACTGTGGGACCAGTTCGCGTTCGCCCACTCCGACTTCGACGAGGAAGTGATTCTCGGTTCGTCGAAGTCGGACCTGATCGCCATGTTGAAAGCGCACGGCATCATCGAAGGTTGAGCAGAAATCTCGACTCCGGTCGCTATGCTCACACATTGAAACGATTCGAGTAGGAGAAACGATGGCTGCTGCGAAGAAGCCAACTAGGACGCAGGTGGCGAAATATCTGTCGTCCCTGCTCGAAAACGAAATGACTCTTGGTAACCGTGCGGCCATCACGCGCACGATTCAACTTGTGAAAGGTGACCGCACATGGCGTGGGTAGCAGCAGACTGGACGATTGATCGCGCGACGGGCAACATCCGATATGTCGGAGACGACCACAACGGGGCGTCACCCTCCTATGTGACGGTCATTGATTTCCGCCGCGCCATCGGTGCGTTGGCCGACGACGCCGAATACTCGGGCGATGACGAATACGACATCATCTCCGACACGGCGATGGACCGGCAGACCGACAACTATGTCAAACTGCTCGGCAACTACAACATCGACGACGCCGCTGCGGAACACATCTACGACGGCACGATCGAACAGGGCACCGGCGGCACACAGGTCCGGTACGACGGGTTCGTCAACTACGGCAACTCGGACGTGCAGATCCAGATCATCCAGGACGGTGCGGTGCTCACCGACGACTGGTGGAACTACAACTCGGCCGGTTTGAACGCCGACGCGACGAAAGGCATCTCGCACCGGTTCATGTTGAAGATGATCGACGCCGGTGCCGACATCGACGGCCGGAACCTGATCGGCACATGCCGCCGCTTCAACAAGACCTACTCGGAGTTCAAAGTCACGGCGTCCTCGGCCGGTAACAACACGCTGGCCCTGTCCGACTCCACCGACCTGAACAACCAGACATCCTCCGCCACGGTCGCCACCTGGGACCAGTTCGCCAACGACAACGAAGGCTACATCGGGATTGATGTCAACAACGACGGCTCCGACGAGTATTACTACTCGTCGTGGGACATCGGCGGCGGTTCGGCACCGGCCTCGCCCGTCATCAACGACCTGTACGAGTACCAGAAATACATCACGAGGGACGGTTCATCCGGGACGCTGTATGGACTCGATTCGGAACTGTTCCGCGGCATCACGCACGAGATCGCACTGTCGGGCGGTGCGGGCACCTGGGTCGAGCCTGAATCGTTGAGTTGGGGTTCCGGGGCAACAGCCGGAACCGGGCAACTGTTGGCCGTTGACAACACGACCGCATCGTCCAGCACGAAGATGTGGATTCAACTCCTCACCGGCGTCGTGCCGAATGCGAACACGATCACCGGCAACGGCGGCGCAACCGCCACCGCAGGAACCGTCACTGAGCGTTCGATCTCCACACCGTTCAACGGCGCTTCGACCGGATCAGCCATCATCGGCTCCTATGGCATGGGTGTCGACACGACCGACCTGTCCAAAGACGACAAGGTGTTCGATCTCACGAACACGCAGATCACGCCGCCGAACAACGTCACGTTCACCGTGTACGGTTTGGTTTCCGGCGAGGACCGTGTTCTCGTCACGAACGATTCGTCGTCCGCGATCGACTATTCGCAACTGACCCTCAACGGTGCCCTCACCGGCGGTGCGGTGACTTCGGTCGTCGTTTCCGGTTCGATCCCGTCGGACACGCCGTCCAGCGGCACGATCCGCATCGAACGGGACAGCGGCCTGTATTCGCTCCACCCGTTCTCGTCGTGGACCGGATCGACGTTCACGATCACATCCGCCGACTTCTCGGGCGACAACGCTTCGGACGCAAACAACGTGTTCATCTCGTACATCGACAAGCTCGCCGCGGCCACATCCGAATCGTTCACCGGCGTTTACGACGCCGACCGGACACTGTTCGTCAGGGTCAGGGACGGTGGCGGGACGCCGATCAAGACGTTCGAGACGACCGGTTCGCTTACGACGAGTGGCGGGTCGGCTACGGCAATTAGAACCTCCGACACGTAGAAGGGGGGGCTGAATGGCTGCCCCGACACTGACGCTCCTTGCACATACGGAGATAGACGACGCCGATTCCAATACCGGCTGGTCGAACCTGACGACGGCGGATACCGACCTCAAGGTGGAGGGCACCGCCTCGATGTCGGGCATCACCCGTAACGATGGCGAAGATTCCTACTACGACAATGGTGGGGCACCCGTCACTGGTGCGGGCAAGACGCTGCGCGGTTGGGTGAACACGACCAACATGGCGTACATGGGGTCGTTCGCCAGCAACCCGTACTCGCTGTGGGTTTATGACGGTTCGTCCCAGTCGAACGGCATCGCGCTGTTCGGATCGGACACCTATTTCGGCGGGTGGTTCTATTTCTGGCAGAGCATGGACGACTTCACCGGCGTCACGCTCGCCAACGTGGATCGTTGGGGGATCGAGGCGGGACACGATTCCAACTCCAAGAACGTCACGAACATGTGGATGGATGTTCTTCGATACCTTGACGGGTACTCGCTCACGGGCGGCACCTCCGGCGACAAGATCACGTTGGCGTCTGTGGAGTTGGCCGATCGTGGCACCACCACCCTCTACGGATACGGCGTCGTCACGGAGAAGAACGGGGTCTATTTCGGCACCGGCACGGTCCAGGTCGGTTCGGGTTCCACCACCACCTACTTCGAGATGGACGGTGAAGTGTTCGTCTTCGTGGACCCTCCCGGCGACCTGACCGTCGATGCGGGACTGTACGAGATCAACGTGCAAGGCTCTGGTTGCAATGCGGTCATCAAGAACAGCGTTTTGCGCGCGGGCGGTACCGGCGACTCGACGCGGGTCGTACTCGACTTCTCCGACACGAACGCCACGTTGTCGTTCACCGACAATCTCGTGAACCGTGCGGGGGCGGTCACGTTCGCTTCGGGACAGACCGCCACGGGCAACACTTTCGACGACTGCGGACAGATCACCCATGCCGGTGCGACGATGAACAACTGCACCATCAAAGACTATGAAGGAACAGCCGGCACCGCGGCGCTGATTTACAACGTGAACGCCGACCCGGACGGCGAAACAGACAACCTGTCGTTCACGAAAGGCACCGCCTCGACGCACGCCATCGAACTCGGCACGAACACCCCGTCGTCTATCACGCTCAGGGGTTGGACCGTTTCCGGTTACAACTCGGCGAACGGCAACAACGACTCGGTGATCTACAACAACTCGGGGAAGGCGATCACCGTGAATGTGGTCGGCAACTCGGGCACGATCTCGTATCGGAATGGTTCGGGGGCGTCGACCACGATCGTCGCCAACCCGGTCACGCTGTCCGTTCATGTCCAGGACGCCGTGTCCGGGGCGGACATTTCAGGTGCGAGGGTTTATATTCTCGCCGACACGACCGGTCCGCTCCCCTATGAGGATTCGGTAACTATCACCCGCTCATCCACGACCGCCACCGTGTCCCATACGGCGCACGGACTGTCGACGAATCAGTGGGTGAAGATCGAAGGGGCCGATCAGGAGGATTACAACGGGGCGAAGCAGATCACGAAGATCGACGCCGACTCATACTCGTACACGGTCGCGAACTCGCCGGCGACGCCAGCAACGTCTGGCGACAACAATGTGACGTACTATTTCGATGCGTCAATTTCTGGCCCCACAGACACGAACTCTGTGTGGACAGACGACGCTAACGCTTTTGATGGGTCAACGTCAACATACGCATATTCGTCAACCAATACCCCTGTTTCGATATTGAATGGTACGGGAACGACGGCACCGTCGTCGTCTGGCGTCAGCATATCGTCTGTGACATATCGGGTTTACGACAATAGTGGATGGTCGTCTGAGCAGACCATGACTACCCCTACTGGCGGATGGACGTGGAGCAAAATCAACGGGCTTGAAGTCAAGTTCGTGAAGAATACGACGAACACTGTTGAGGTGAAGTCTGGTGCGGAAAGCCTCGACACGTTCTCGATAGGTACCGACAGCACATGGAATGTGTACCGTGCTGAAGTGATTGTCGGCCTACCGATCACCTCCACCGCCGTCATCATTTTCGGCACAACGGACGCCTCCGGCGACATCTCCGACACCCGCACCTACTCGTCGGATCAGGACTTCACGGGCCGTGTCCGCAAGTCCTCCGCCTCCCCCTATTACAAGACTTCCACGCTCTTGGGTACAATCGACTCAACGAACGGCCTTTCCGTAACAGTTGGGATGATCTCTGATGAATGACCCGAACGAGGATTATCGGCGCACTTTGCTTTACCGCAACGCCACGGCGGTCATGGATGCGATCGACGCACAGAACTCCCGCATCGACAAACTCAACGAACTGCGCCTGCATGACGGTGAGACGATCGCGATGCTCCAAGCCGAGGTGCGTGTCCTGACGCAGCGATTCAACGAACTGTTCATCAGGTCCGTTGGGACGGGAGCCACAAGTGGCGATCTCGATTGACTGGGGCAACACGAACATCATTGCGGTGCCACAATCGGACCTGACGCCCGTGTCCGGTGTCCTCTACGACCACGACACTGACGTTTTCCGTCTCCAACTTAAAGCCCTTGAAGCGTCCGTTGACGGCATCGTGTTCACCGACACGCACATCCACAACACCGAGGTCTCGTTCTCGGGTACGACTTTCGCCCGCACGATCGAGATCCTTGCCCCGTATTCGGTCAAATACGAGAACACCGGTTCGGCCTATGCGGTGCGGACGACAGGTTCCAACAACAACATTCTCGACATCGCGTCGGGCCGGTTGGTTGCGACGCCTCTCGTTTCTTACGCTTCTACGAACTCTGCCGGCCTGATCGTCGTCGAGTCGGTCGATCAGGCGATCATCGAGTCGAAGATCGACGCCCTCATTGCTTCTCAGGATCTCACGAACGAGCAGAAGGAGGCCGAACATACGACCGATCCGGTCACCGGCAGGGTGGTTCTCCGCAACTTGACGACTCTGCGCCGGTGGGAGGCGGACGCTTGGGAGGATGCGGACCAGACCGTCCCGTATAAGGGCGACGGTTTGGAGTCGGTCGGGATGTTGTCTGAAGTCGCATGGTCGTGACATGGCGACACATTTCACATATCAGCATCTTCCCGCTTCCGGTCTAGGTGTCCGTGACCCTCGCCGCCCTTATGTAACTGGCGGCATCGGCGGCGGTGTTCCCGTCTACATCACGACGATTCTCGAATGGCGCATCTATGTTGACGGTTCCCGCACGCAACTCGTAACGGACCGCAACCTCCTCGTCCGTGTGAGGGATCTGATTGTGGCGAACCGCGACTATGCCCTTTCTGATAGGAACCGCCACCGCATCGACCGCATCTTCGCCGATGTCACGCTCGCCATCTCAACGATCGACCGCGCAATGTATGTTTCTGATAGACAGATGAAATCCCGGACCCGCGACCTAAACTGATCTCATGGCACTTGCACAGGACATTATCGACCGTATCCGCGACGAGATCGGCGGCGACTTGGATGTGTCTGACGAGCCGCTGACCCCCGCAGCGCCGCTCGGCGACTTGGAGTCCATTTACACGAACGCCGACCGTGGCAACTATTCGACGCTGCGTACCGCCCTGATCGTGTGGAAGCGCCGTTTGGCTGCGGTCCAGTCCCGTTCGTTCGACGCCACGGCGGGCGGTTCGCTCATGGCCCGTTCGCAGCGTGCCCGTTTCCTACAGCGCCGTGTGAAGGAACTGGAACTCCTTGTCGATTACACACTCAAGGGCACGAATCAGGAAGTGATCTCCAACTTCCAACGTGACGCCGACGCTGTGGCAGAGTTTTGACCGACCTCCCGTTCCATGAGCAGGTCAGGGAGCCGTTAGAAGCGATCCTCGTCGCCGTGAGGGAAGAACTGGTCGCTCATCGTGCGAAGGATTACCCCAACGAGGCGGTTGGCATCATCACCGCCGACGGCACCACCTACCCCCTCATCAACCAGGCACGATCGCCGAAACGGTTCGAAGTGTCCGAACAACTCGTCACGGAAGCCATCGCGCAACTCAAAGTCCGCAAACGGCATCCCGTCGCCGTCTACCACTCGCACCCGGAATCGTCATCCGACCCGTCGAAACGGGACGAGAACATGATGGCCGAAATGCCGCAGGCGACGTTCGTGATCGTCGGTCAGGACGGCATAGCAGCGTGGATGTGGGATGAGCAACTACGATTCATCCTGAAGATCCCGCTAAAGGACATCTGATGGCGAACATAAC